ATTCCAACGGAAAAACGTTTCTGGGCGATGGTGTTCGGATTTCTGTTGAAATCATCGAAGGGATTACGGCTTTCCGTGAACCCGCTCAGTGTCTTAACAGCCGCCGAAAAACGCGCGCGTACAGTAGAAATATCAACAGCGGCCATTTTACCAATTTCTCCTCCACCAGCCATAACGGCGCACGCCCGCCCCTGGTGGTCTTGATGTAAGGATTACGGATTTGGCTGGGCGCCGATCTTCATCGTTGGCTATTCCAGATTGTTCTATGTCGTATTTGAAGGTCAGCCGCTGGAAACCAGATTCAAAGGATCGCCGATGTTCCACCATCAATTGGCTATATCTTCCGTCTCCCAGTCCGCTGGAAATCATGTCTCGCCAAATAAGCATAAAGGTTGCGTCGAGATGGACCTGTCGAAGGCTCTGGTTCGAAATGATCAGATAGGGGAAATTACCATGGGCCTTCAGTCTCTCAATGATCAGGATCCAGGCTTCATCGATGTACTGTTGGTAGCTAGTCATCGTGGAAGGTCGGATGTTCTCCAAATCACTGTAGAATTGGATTAGGTCGATGTCTGAAATCACCCCGTAGAGTTTCGTTCGACAGATTGCGCACGTCCGCCGATAGGTATAGACCGTTCCGGAAATCGTCACCGCCCACTCAATCAGCCAATTGTCCGAAAATGGGATGGTGGCCGGAATGCTACCAGCTGAAATCACATAGCTGATTTCTCCACCGCCTGAAATCGTCGCCGCCGCCCCATCGATCACCTTTTCATTGCTGTCATTGATCAAAGTGAAGGATGCCCCTGTCGGAACGACAGCAGCCCCATCCTCGTAGACTTTCAAGGTCGAAGTGGCTGTCTTTGCACGTTCCAGGACTTCCTGGAGACGAATACGGGGTGACGGATACAGGGCCATTTTTATCCAAGGATGATGTCGTACCATGCGGAATCATCCGCGACGACATAGACAGAATTTCCCGATCCGAGAGTGGCGAATGTGTTACCCGCTGAATCCTTGACAACGATATTCGATGTTGAGGAAGCCCTGGACTTGATCCAGAAACCACAACCTGATTTGGCAGCCGGAAGAATCACGTCAAGCGTTCCCGTAACGTTTTTCAAAGCCTGCACAGTGCTGTCTCGATAGGTCAGTGTCTTGTTTGTCGCGATGGTTTCCGCATTCAGCCCATTTTTCAATTGTAGGGCTGTGTCGATGCTGAAAAGTACGTCAGAGGCAAATTGAGCCATGTTCATTCTCCATTGTTGATTCGGTGTCTGTTCTGGGCCTTGATCGCTGTTTTTCGGGCTGCTTCCTCGGAAATGCTTTTTCCTGTCTTGCGGCCATGAAAAACAATTCGCTTTGTCAGCCTTTCAATTGCTGCTTTTCTGTCCTGGTCCGATTTCATGCCGCTCCCTTGATCATGGATGCTTTTTTCATCTTCTCGATCGTCGAATAGATCTCGTCAATCCGTTCCTTGATTTCCGGGATGTGTTGCTGTCGGTACAGGTTTTCCAGGCTTCGCTGTTGTTCCTGCACGAATATCGGGATCATGTCCTCATCCATCGGTTCTATGTGACCGTTCACGATCAGATCTCTTCGAAATGCATTCCATGCTTTTTGATCCAGCTTGGTGAGGACATTTCTTCCCAGCTTCTTCGGAATGGAAAACTTGATACAGTAGTAAAATCCGCCTTTCGCCGGGTATCGCGTCAGATATCCCAAGGACCACGGAAGGATCGTTTTTCCCTGCTTCATGGCGCGCGCCTGAGCATGGGTGGAGTCGGCGCCGCCGCCGCGGATGGCCTGCACACCCTGGACGCCTGGTATCTCGTGGAGCTTGGAAAGAATAGGCAGCCAATGAAGTTTTTTCCCTTCCTCCACTAATTCCCACTGGATAGGATGGTGCGTCAGATAAAAAGGAGCGTTCGCAAGGATCGGAAGCCGTTCCGATTGGAGCTTTGATTCATGACCCATGAAGGGCTGTGGTTTAAAATTCATAAAAAGTTTTCCTTCCTTTTTTTGAGAGATGGCGCCCGACTCGAAAGCCGGGCGCCTGGATCGAGATGGTGAGGAAGGAAAGAACACCATCCCCACCCAAATATTATTTTACAGAGATAATCTTGACGATGCGATCAGTTTCAAGGACCGAGGCGCCCACATACAGGTGTGCTATAATGGAGGTTATTCCACTCTTTCCGTTTCTTTCGAATTCCACCGTAAGAGGTGAACCAGCCGCGCGGAATTCAGCGGAAGCGCCCACCAATTCAGGGGATCCCGTCGCGTATCCGATCGCATCCTGGGAGAACATGGCGGAAACCCAATCGGTGGTTGCGGCGTTTTCCTGGACGTAGTCACTTCTGAAGATAGACACGCCGAGAAGATCGCCCGCGTACCCCTGAGGCTTTGCAGATGCCATTTCTTCAGTAGCTGCCGAGAAAGCGAGGAAGTTATTGTTTTCAGTTCTTAGGGCCGCCTGCAGTTGGGTAAATGCCTTGTTCTTCAGAACACAGCTAAGAGGGGTGCCATTGTTCGCTTCTTCCAACGCGTACAGGGCCTCGAGCCAACTGGCGACGGTCAGACTGGCGCCGGTTGATCCCTTGGATGTTGTCGCACTGTCGAAAGTGGCGCAGATGATCTGATTGATTCGTGCTTCTGCACTCTTCGCCATTGCAGACGCAACGAAAAAGGGGTCAATGTCTCGGCCCATGCCAGACATGGAGAACAAGTCGGTTAGGTCGTAGGCTTGACCCTGGCGAGCCACAACGACATCGCTATAGGAGCCATCCATGGATCCCGCGGTCAATGCAACACCATCACCAACGGCCGCAAGTGGGGTCTTTGCTCCCAGATCGGTGGTTCTATATCGGATGGTATCCGACCCGGTTCCATTCACGGAACCAACGAAAGTAACGAATTGACGAAGGGAAGCCATGTCCGCAAGCTGCAGCGCAACCTCTGCATTAATCATCGCCTCCAGGCGTATTTTTGCGGTTTCCCCTTTGGCAAATGTTTGTGGGGTTGTCATAGTAGCCATTGTATAATCCTGTATTTTTAGGTTGAATTTGCAGGATCTACGCTGTTTCGGGTGCTACCCTATCCGCTTTCGAAATAAAATAGTGCAAAAAAAGACCATTGTCAATATATATTGGAAAGGGGGTTTCCATGGGTTCCGATTTTTCGCTGGCGCTTCAGAACAACAAACCAATCAGGACGATCGCGTCCATTCCTTCGACATCCTTCCACAACGTTGAATATCCTTCAGAGACGAAGAGGATTTCCATTGGATGCGAAGCCACCGATCTATACGTCTCGTTTTCCTATTCCGATGGCGATGGCTTTTTAATTACGGATACCACCTTCATCCCAAAGAAAAACATGTTTTCCATGACGGTGCCCAATGGCCTGCACAATGTCCAGATAGCTGCAAAGAGTGGAACGGCTTCGAATGTTGTATTCGTGATGGAGGAATTCACCTAATGGCTGGTTTCAATTATGGAGTAGGAGGAGGAGGATCGGCCGATCTCACTCCGATTTCCCAATCCTTCGAAAACGTTACAGAATTGACGGTTAATCACGGCCTGGACTATATTCCGACTGTCTGGGTCGTTGACAACAGCAACAACCTTATTCTGGTCAGTGTCACGTTTGGATCTGGATCCCTAACGTTCTATTCAATTTCCAGCATTTCAGGCACGATCTACATAAGATAGTTTTTTCCGCGACAGATGAATTTTTTGGTTATTGTGGATTTCCACACCAACCAAAAGGTACAAAATGTCAACAGCAAATTACGCCCCAACAGTCACCTATTACGGCGATCTCCAAGTAGACGCCGCCGGATCCAACAACAAATCAGTAGCCCGCCGACAGGATGTCGCAGGCCTTTCGTACATAACATCGATTGCGGCCGATTCACAAAGCCTGCTTTCTGTTTCCGGTGGAGCGCTTTCGGTGGAAAGTCTCCTGGTCACGGATGTTTCCGTGGACACAACCCACGCGACGCTCGCCGCCTATGTCAGCGCCGGAATTCCCGCCAGCATGAAGAAGGGAGACGTCCTCATTCTTTCGGCTGCGAATCCTTCGGAAAGCTACATTTGCAAGGTAGCATCCCCCGCCGCGACTGGTGATTTCGCACGATTGAACGAAGGAAACTCCTATACCGCGGGAGATGGTATCGTCCTTGCTGGCTCCGTGTTTTCCGTGGACCTGGTATCTTCAAATCCGGCCCTCGAATTCGTGTCCGGTGAGCTCGATGTAAAGGTAGACGCCGGTGGCGCCGTGGAATCTGGTCCTGGTGGTCTCGAGGTCAAATTGGACGGTTCAAGTCTTGGAAAATCCGCCAATGGGCTGAAGGTCAACAGCGTTGGTAACGCTGAAATCTCGAACAGCGCGGCCATCGCACAGAGCAAGCTGGATCTATCGATCACGAACAGCGAGATCTCGAACAGCGCGGCCATCGCACAAAGCAAGCTAGCCCTGGACATCGCAAACGCGCAGATCAACGCATCCGCGGCCATCGCACAGAGCAAGCTGGATCTTTCGATCACGAACAGCGAGATCAACGCATCCGCAGCCATTGCTCAAAGCAAGCTGGATCTATCGATTACGAACAGCGAGATCAACGCATCCGCCGCCATTGCTCAAAGCAAATTAGCCCTGGACATCACGAACAGCGAGATCAACGCATCCGCAGCCATCGCACAGAGCAAGCTTGCACTTGCCATCACAGATGCACAGGTCGCCGTAGGCGCCGCCATTTCCCAGGCGAAAATCGCCGGGTTGAGGTTTGAAGCGAATAACCAGACCTTAACCGCCAATACTGGGCTGGCGATCACTCACAACCTGGGAAAGAAGGTCGTCCATGTCACCGCAATGAGAACAAGCGATTCCAAGCTTGTTGACGTCGAAGTGACTTACACCAACACCAACCAGCTAAGCGTGAAATCTTCAACGGGTATTACCCTTGACATCGCGATTTCAATCTAAGACATAAAGGGCTCGGGTTTCTTTATCCGAGCCCTTTTTTTCTTTGCGCGTACCACGTCGCCTTGATCTCGTCTCTTTTAGCCCGGTACATCTCCGGATCTCTCAAAGCGTTAGTGATCAGGTCGGAAGATGGTACGCTATTTTGCTGCACAACAGCCGCCGAGCTGGCGGGAGGATTGGATGCCTGAACTTCGGGAGGACTGGGAATGGTGGTTTGTTGTTCTTGTTTTGCTGCTTGTGGACTGGTGGATTGTAAGTGGGGCCTAATCGTGATAGGAGCCATATCGGGATTTTCCCGTATTTCCTTCAGCCATTCCCCCAGTTTCTGGTGGGATTTTTTGGGCCGTCCGGCCATCTCCCTTTCGTAGGTCCATTCCACCATGTCGCGGAGCCGTGGATCGATGAAACCATTTTCCGCGATGGTGCTATGGGATTCATATTGGGCACGAGATCTTGCGATGTCCTTTTCCAGTTGTTCGATACGCGCTTTCTGTTCCTCGAATCGAGATGCTCCTTCCTGGCTTTCCTCGAATTTCTTCTGCATGGTCTCCAACTGAGTCTCAGCTTTCCTGGCTCTTTCGGACATGGGAGAAAGTCTTTTTCTTACCAATTCGTCCACCTCGCTTTTAAGGATGTATTCAACACCCTCTATTTTCTTAACTTCCATTTTTCCTTCCTTAGATTATGGGTTTGAGATTGAATTCGATGTTTTGACGCTGGACATCACGAAGATAGAGAAGGGCTTCCTCTCTCGAGAGGTCCGGAAAGAACACACGCAAAGCGTCTACCTTGGTAAGATAGCCTTCCTTCTGCTTCTCAATGGTGTCCTTTCGCACGGCCTCTAGTTCCTCCTTGCTCATGGGGATCGTCTGGTAGCTGATCGTGTAGCCCTTTTCAGGGAATGCCGTTCCCAGAAATCGATTAGCCATTTTCGCAGAAATGCGAAGAGTCTGGAGATCTCCCGCTTCCATGCTGGGCTTGAATTTTCTCTGGGCATCCCTTTGGTCGGAGCGAGACATGGAGATGGCATATCCGGAACGTGGATCTCCGCTCATTTTCTGCACGGTTGATCCGCGGATCCCTGCCCCTACCGCCAGTTTTCTTTCGTATTTGATGATCGTTTCCATTAGCTTATCTGGATCCGCGCCGTTGGCCCATTGTCCGATCACTGGTTGGCCAAGCCCTTGCATTTCTGAATCTGGAGACAGAACCAAAATCGAGGAAGGGTCGGAGGAAATTGCTGTTCTCCTGGAGTCACCATCCGTTCCATAGGAGCCGCCGCCATCCAGGCCGCATCCCATCACATACCTTTGCGGAAATGCGCAATCCCTGATCGTGTGGACCAGATAAGTATGGAGGGCCGCCGATGTCAGACTACCCTGCGCAAGCTCTGCATTTGTGAAGGCATCAAATAAGCGATCCCCGATCAATTGAGCATGATAGCACACATAGGGAATGAATGGGGTATCGTTCTGATCCCGATAGGGATAAGCTGCGCCGCTCAATTCCATCCCCAGAAACTCGATTGTTCGGTCCTCCTTCATCATGCCATCTTTTCCGATTTCCATGATTTTATAGCATGGGTTCGTGGGGTCCTTCAGATCGAAGAGGTCATAGGTCCAGATCTTGCCGTGGCTGGTTTCCCGTAGTTTCAATTCGGCGACCACTACAGGATTCATCGGATCATTAGGATGGCTTTCGGCATAGATCATATCTGGAGTA